CTACACACAGAAAGTTGCTAGGAAATTGAACAGATGCTTGTATCTTCCCACAGTGGAGTTCAAAGCCAAAAAGATAATGAATGATAATGCGGCTAGACAAATAAGATCAAATTTCAATATTGCTAATCGAGATGAGTTTGTATGGACAAAAGTCCGGGATAGACATTTGAATGCAGATGTTGACGCTTTAAGAACTTTTATTGAATCTTTTTAATATATTATCCCAAACACTTTCTTTGAGATCTAACTGTATAAAAGGTCTCCTTATGTATTGACGCTTTTGATTTTTTAGGATTTCAATATCTTTTGATCTTGTTATTATGAATGTGTTTTGAAAATATCGTATTTTTTTACCAGCAATCAAAATATCTTCGCCGCCACTTTGATCATTTCTCTCTTTGAAGAACCAAGCACATATTAAATTTTTTTTTAAATTTATTTCGCTTATGTCGTTGTAGAATTGGAAACCTGTCTTGTATTTTTTATCAAAGTCTTGCCAAACTCGATGAGTAAGATTGTTTTGATTTTCATATAATTTGTCATATTCAACAGTATCTACCAACGTTGATGCATAAACGTAGGGCACAGGATTTTTAAAAAAATGATTTGGTTTGAGTTTCTCCCAATTCATTATGCACTGAATAAATTGATTAGTTCTTTCTTCCAGTCGTCTGCATACTCGCAGTCACGATAGCCATCAAACCATGGCCCTCCTTCTGTGTAATGGAGTATTTTTGGTGTGCCATCGGCTGGTTCTTTATACCAACCAACAAGCCAGTTGTATTCCATGGGCAATGATCCAATTTCGTTATCATCTAACCAACTGAACCTGTGTAGGAACTTGGCAGATTCTTGATTTAGTAAATCGGGTGTTAAAATTTTGTTCTTAGGGTGTTCACAGTTCCAGAGTACCATGCTTGACCAGTTCTTCCTTGGATACACTGTCTGTACTTGTCCGTCCATTTTCGTAGTTTCTTTTGGAGCGTAATCATGTTGTACACAGACCACCGCCTTACTGTTGTCGCAGTATTTGATCAATTCATGCGACGAAATCTTCCATAGAAAATCACAGTCGCAGAATACTGCCCATCCTTTGAAATCATTCATATACGGAACAAAAAATCTTGTGAACGTGAATTCTGTAGAGGCTAGTTTGTCAACGGGACGTGTGTAAAGGCCTTGGTCTCGCATCTGTTTTTGTTTCAAAGGGATTACTTCTGCAGACGGATCTCTTCTCTTGATACTGTGCTCACAAACTTGGTAAGCAATATCTTCCCTGCTGTCGTGTCCTACGTAGATCTTCATTTTCTTCCTGAAAGTATTTGGTGTATCTCTTTCCAATTACTTACACGTATAACGTCAGGATGATCAAAGTCTTGATTGTATGGGTGGTCTATTAATATAGGCTTTAAACCGTATTTGAGCCCGGCTACAGCGTTATGAGGCTTGTCCTCGACCCAATACAGTCCGGTGTTGTGAAACTCCGCTAATGCACTGTCTTTGTCCGCCCCTGTTCCGAGAATATGGTAATTTGTGAATATGTGTTCGCCAAAAAGTTCGCCTAATCTTTTCTTACGAAGTTGTTGTGCTGGTATGTCTGAAGTCTGTGAAGTTATGGGAATAAACGTCCAGCCTTCGGCCGCCAATAGTTTTACCCATGTCTGTGATTCCAGCATTGGACGTTGTGTACCCATCCATGCACTGCGATTGAATTCTCTTATCTCTCTCCGGATCTGAGATTTTGTTAAGCCAAATCTTTCTGCCATTTCGTATGTGTTTTCTTTGTTTGGCAACAATCTGTACGGATGATATCTTGCACCTTTGTCATCAAACAGTGTTCGTTGCAACATCCATTTAGTGAAATGGTGTTCCCATTCCAATAAAACACCATCTACGTCTGTAAGTATGATTCTATTTGATGTCTGCATCTTCCATTCCTGCCACTCTCAGTTTAACAATGTTTGTGATCTGCCATTGTTTCTGATCCAGTCCTTTAGTGATGCCTAGCCATTGGTTTCTCATCAAAGCAAAGTCGTTTATAATCTTGTCCATGTCCACTACATCATCCTCGCCGTCGACATATTTTTCTGCATCTCTGCTTGATAACGCTCTGTTGTAATTTTCTAAATATTTCCTAAACGTTTTTGATCTCAATCTTCTCAACTCTATGTTTAGATATTCTAGTATTGCCTCTAACTGCTGTAATTGGCCAAATCTTTCTTCAACTATGCCCGGTAGTGCCGCACTGGCTTTCTCTAGATTGCCATATATCTTGCACTGTTTCTTCGCTTCTATTAGTTCCTTGTCAAAATGTGCTATGCAGTCTGGTATCTTGCTTAGGTTCCTGCTGACTTCGTTATACCAATTAATCATCTTCGCCGTATCCGTCTGACTCTTCGTCTTCCTCGAACACAGTGTTGATTGCTTCTTCTAGTTTTGGATCGTATTCAGCAGACGCTTTTATCTCATCGTGTTCAACACCGATGTCCTCTAGGCTTTTTATGAAATCGATTGCCATATCTAATTTTTGTCTTTCAGGTACGTAGTGTACCACAGAATCCCACAACCTTTCAATGTCTTCGTGTGTAAAGTCGATCATTACTCTTTAGTTTCCTCTTTTATTTCTTCTGGCTGTTCAACTGGTGCTCCTTCTTTGAACTCTGCCATAATCATATCTAATTTATCTCCAACCCATGCTTTCCTAAAGTCTATGTGTTCTTTACCTGCTTTATCAATATACTTCAATCTGTTTCCTGTCTGTACTAGCAAACCTTTTTTCTCAAACAAGTCCACCAGTCCACTGTATGGATCCATACCAGTGTCATAAGGAATCTTCACTTGCACACCTTCGAAAGGTTTTGCATACCTGGTCTTCATGACTTTACAGGCCGCTCTTATACCTCTTACGTCTGTTACCTTGTTACCTTTTTCATCTTCTTTAAGTTTAAGTTTCTTCATTGCAACAACTATACTTGATGCATAGATAAATCCCTGCCCGCCCGATATCTTGTCATCCGGATCAAACATGTCCTGTGATGCGTATGTGTGGTTGGTCGCTATCAGCCCAACGTTCCAACTACCAAACATGTTAACACAGTTCCTCACGAGTGCTGTCAAGGCCTTAGGTTTTCTACCTAGGTCACCTTTCATGTCTCCCGCTTCGAACTGGTTCACGTCTGTTGGTGTTAACATCATTCCCAAACTGTCTATGACGAATAAAACCTTTGGTGCGCCCTCTTTGTTATCAGCGTGTTGTTCCTTGTAACCTTTCATGAATTCAGATATGGTCTTGGCCACATCGTCTACCATAGACATACTCAATTTTAAGAGTTTTTCTTCCGAAGTGTCAACACCCAGCGCCTGCAACCATGTCTCATCGAGTGCGTTCTCTGTGTCGATCAAGATCACAAAGATTCCCTGTTCCTGTGCGTTCTTGATTATGTTTCCTGATGCTATGTATGATTTACCCGCACCTGACTCACCGGCAAGTACTGTGACCTTGCCTAGAGGAATTCCTTTGTTAAAGTCGCTGGTCATCAGATAGTTCAGCGCATAGTTTCCTGTTGATATCCAATCTGTGGGGTCGCTGAATCCTATGCCCAGACCCTGTATTGATTTTGTTATGCTCTTTCTAAATTTGGTTGCGTCAAACACTTTTGTCATTGTTATCGTCCTATAGTAAGATCCAAATGATCACTAATACTACCAACACCCATGCCGGTATCTGTTTGTATAAGATCCATTCGATCGCTTTCTTAATATTGTTCATGCTCTTATTATATTACACAAGGCCCTGACAGTCAATATCAAGGCCTTGGTAAAATGTCAGATTATTTTGCTTGTCTTGATCTAATCAACTTCAAGATGTCTTCCGCTCTCTTGGCACTGTCGCCCGCCGGTGCCGCCGTTGCCGGAGCCGCCTCAGGTTGTGGTGCTGGTGCAGATTCAGTAACTGGAGCCGCTGTTGGGGCCGCTTCTGCCACTGGTGTTGCCACTGGAGCCGATGCTGTTGGTACTGCCACTTGTGGTTTACCTTGATAAGCCACGCCCGCTGGTCTGAAGTACTGTCCATACTGCTCAAGATCATAAGCCTCACCTTCAACAGATTTCTCAAATAATTCTTTGATTATCTTTACCTCTGCTTCGGTTGGTTCTTTTGGTCTGAAATCACCTAGGTTATGTAACCCATGTGTGTCGATCGCGGCTCTCTCGGCCTCGTCCAACGGTCTTTCTCTTCTTGACCATTTTGATGTTGAGTAGTCTGCATAACCACCTTTTGTTGTCTTAGTAATCCTGAAGTCTACACCCTTCAAGTAATCAGTTGGCATTTCTTCCATCTCTGGATCCATAAGTGCCCCTCTGATAATGTTGAAGATCTGAGGTCCAATGATGAATCTTCTGATTGGATTCTCAGGTGTTGAGTCTTCTGTTAGTGGATTCGTTGTGACAAAACCTTGGAAAATGTAACTTTTCTTTTTCCAGTATTTTCTGCCCATGTCTTCCATGCTCTTGTCTTTGAACCACGGTCTCACCTCTGTGAGTACTGGACAAGTTTTCCCATACATTTCCATGCACGGTACTTGCACTGTCACTGGTCTCGAATCAGTCTGACCTTTGATACCTGCGAACGGTAACTTGATCATGTTCCTTTCAGTCCAGAAGAATGTGTTGGTCTCGTCCTTGTCCGGTAAGAACCTAACCACTGCTTCAGAACCTTCTGAGATATTCCAGTGTGGGTAGATGGCGTTGTCTCCGCCTGTGTTGGAAGTGGAGCGATTCACTTCTTGAGATTTTAACTTCGCTCTTATTTCAGCCAATGATGCCATAATGTAAGCCTCCTTTATTGTGCCTATGTTGTTGTTTGCCTAAATGTATATTAGACATATACTGAATAATATACAGTGTTATTTATCTAAAGTCTACTACTATTATTGGTAATATTATAGTTTAAATGGTATGAAATGATTTATTTCTAAGGGATCGTCGACAGAATCAATAGGCACAACATCAAAAGCGATAGTTATTCTGGGTCTATCCTCTTCATTCCACAATGAACTTCTATGTCTATCGTTATCGCTTTTACCCACAACTAAAAGACCTTCATTGCTGACTACTGTGATAATTTTATCTGTATTTGGAATTTGATATTCTGTGTAACTATTCCCTACTTGTACACAGTAAAATCCATGCCATACTTTTTTATCAGCAGGCCAATGTTTGTGCCAGTCAACTTTTTCTCCTTTTCTAAAAACGTTTAGCCAAGATTTTATCACATAGGCCCTATCATCCAACAACGGAGTTACATTCTTTACTATTTCGTGATAGAGCACAGACACTTGTCTGTTTGGAAAGGTTAAAAAATTATATTTCCTATGATTGGCAGTTGTAAACGTACCGTACCATCCGGTATTTTCTAAATGTGCCAGTTTACTTTTTAATAATTTTTCTACTTCTAAACTATATGAAGCGAGTTGCTGATTGTCTATGGAATTTAACTTCACAGAATAAAGGTAGTCTTTACTATGTACTTGCATAGTATTCTATAAAAGATACCTTATTGGTAAAATGCGAGGTTTTTTATACGACCGATCTGTGAGTCGTATGCCTGTTCTTCTTCTGAATAGAAGTCTTCCAACTGTAGGCCAGCAAGTTCTATGGCATCCTTCAGAGTGTACTCCTGGTCACCCACTTTAAACTTGTCGCCTGCTTTCATGCCTGCGGCCTTGGCTTTCTGTACTGCCTGTGCAAATTGGTTACCCTCGAATTTGCCTGCGTGTGCACCGCCCGACATCTTCTCGTAGTGCTCCGCGGCCTCTTCGGGAGTCAATCCCAATTCGTCTGCTTTGCTCATGAATTCGTCTCGGGTCATGCTCTGAGCCATGTCTGCTATCTTGTCGCCCATGCCTTCTGTCTTGTCTGAGTATTTTGGATCACCTGCCTTCATTTTTTGATACGCTGGAGAGTTCACCATCTTGTCTGCCTTACTCACAGGCATTCTACCCATCAATTCGTCATAGTTTTTACTTAGGTAACCTGTCGCAATTTTTTCGTCTGATGAGGTAAACGCTGACTTGCCATCTTTGTCTAGCACGTCATAGATCATTTTTCCGTCATCACCTCTGTACATTGACACATAAGGTTTCTGTTCAGTTATGTTGTCAACCCAACTTTCAAATGCTTCTGTTTCTTTGGCTTTACCTTTTAGATCTTTCTTGGGTGCGAACGCTCCTGGATCCATTCTCACCTCTTTGCCGTAGTCTGGATCTGATTGCATTTTCTTGTAGTCGTCGATGTATCTCTTCGCTAACTGCACAGCAATCTTTTTGTTCTTGATGTAGTCTGGAGTTGGTTTGAACGTTGCTGAATTTTCTTGTTCCATCTCGTCTGCCACTCTTGAAGCGAAGTTCGCCACTCTGTCTTCCTCGCCCGACTTTGTCAAAAGTCTTGATGCGATGTCTGATAATATAGAACTTAACATTGTGTTTTTGTTTGTGAATTTTGTTGTTTTCAACATCTTGTCTGCTGTGTCATCTTTTCTTAGCACTAACTTTTTATCTGGATCTGTTAAGAAACTCAGTACAACCGCACCATGGTCCACGGGTGGTTGTATAGGTGCGTCAATTGGTTCATCGCCTGGGTCTAATTCATTTACTGGTTGTGTTTTGTTTTTCTCCAATTCACTCATGACCCTACTAATCAGAGGAATAGCGTCTTCCACGCGGCTATCGAGGTTTGTCATAGTGAACTTCTCTCTTAATTTGTTAACAGTCTCATCATCTAAGATTTGATCTTCTGCTTTCTTGTAACTCTTGCAACTTGATTCATAATGAGATTGTTTGCTAAGATTTCTCATGTACTCTCTTAGGTTTTCTAATTGTAATTTTGTGTTTTCAATTATGTCGCCTGCGTTGTCGTTCAATTGATCTTTGTTAGAGACATATCTTTGGAAAGAATTTAATTTTGCGATATCTTCTGACGTTTGGATTATGTGTTGACCAAATTCATCATGTGGTCTACCGCCGTTAGCAACGTGTCTCATCATTGCTCTCGCACCTGCTAGGTGTGTCATTGGATACTTGAATCTTTCACCGTCTTCATTTTCTATGTACAATGATTGTATCTGTCTTGATCTCGCACCCGGCACAGTCTCGTCAACCTTGCCTTTGTGTCTGATTATTAATTTTGTTTTGTCTAGATTCTCATATGAACGTTTTGATGTGCCTGTTAGGCCTTCGTTCACGCCTGCTAATTTTGTGATTCTTGCTAGTTCTTCTGACATTTCATCAGTATTTACCGTTTTGTTCGTATCTGCAAGATTTTCGTAATCCTGCTTCGTTAGGTTGTTTTTAGTGATATCTCTCACATCGAATCTCAGACTATGCTCAACTGCAAAGTCTTTGAGCTCTTTGAGGAAAGCGTACCATTCGTCCCTGCTGTCTTCGTCGATTTTATTCACAAGATCCCTGTTGTAGTACACTTTCATGTTCTCACCATCTGCTAGACTGATACTCACAGAACCAAAAGTGTCGGCGTCTTCCTGGAATTCAAATTCAAAAAATACCGCATTGCTTGGATCTGCTGTGGCGGCACCATTTTCGTCGCCTAAACGTATGTTGGCGAACTGTGATCTTATCTTATTGAATAAATCTTGCGAATTTTTAGGGTTCATATAGTGTATTTATTATCCTGTGAATGATCCAAATATTGGCATTGGGGTGATTTCGCTGGTCCGATCTGTCCATTTTTCGAATATTTTAGGATCAAAGTCTGCCAGCACCTTCATCATACGTGTCATTAACAAACACGCACTGACAAGGTCATCATGTTGTCCTGGTTTTGCTTTGTAACTCAAACCCGTGGCAACGAAGTCCTTCATTTCTGATATCAATAATTGTGAGTTTATCTTCATCTTGTCGTTCTCGACCAGTTCTTTGAATTTTGTACAGGCATCGATCTTGTGTTTCGCCGTGGTGTTGAACCCTCGTCTGAACTTACGTCTGTGCCCTTTTCTGATAGGCTCAGATAGGAACATACCCATGATATTTTCCTCCCCTATGTCCATCACCCGCATAAGTGCGGCCTCACCTATTGTGTTGTTTTCCATGGAGTAGAAAATCTGTGGAGAGGCTGTTGCATCCTGTTCCATTATGGTGTCATGTATGTGTTTGTTGATTCCTTGAAGGATACGTATCTGCTGATTCATTGGAGTCTGGTTATGATGCCATTCTCCCACCTGTTCAAAAGTTGGTAGTTCAAAAATCTGTATTGCGGCATAGTCACCTCCTGTTCCCATGCTTGGATCCAAACTAACCATATAGGTGTGTCCGGGTGTTGGACGCTTAAACCAACGCACCTGTCCTGTAGTCTCTACCGGTGGAACACCTTCCATGTCGGCCAAAACAATACTTGATATCAACGTTTCGTCAAAGATCAAGAACTCGCACTCGTGTTCCCTTCTGAATCTTTCTTCCCCTATTCTGGCACGCTCCGCATCCGCCCATGCTTCATTTCTGTCTGGGTGTTCTGACCAGTGAGCCTTCATAGCATAGAAACCGTTGGTTCCTATTATCTTGTCATTTCCGTATTCGTCAAATCGCTTGTTGGCTTCTTTCCAGATCATTGCGAACTGGTCTTCGTCACTGTTTGGTGTAGATGTTATCATGCACTTACCACCTGTGCTCAATGTGGGTGACAGCGAAGTCCAGAATTCCTTTGCCTTCTCTGGTGGTTGCACGAACGCAAACTCATCACAATATATTAGTGTAAGTGACATACCCCTACCTGTGTTTTCTGTCGTTGTTGTGGCCATTATCTTAGATCCATTGTCAAATTCTATGCTGTTTCTGTTGTACTGTGTTACACCGGCCTTGATCCAACTTGGCAACATCTCATATGCGTAACGAACCCTTGACATGATGTCTGACGCTCCCGCGTATTTGTGTGCCGCAATCAGAATTTGTGAATCCGGCCTGAACATAGCATACCATATCAGATAACCCGAAGCACAAGTTGTTTTGCCTGTCTGTCTGGGTAGCATTGCTATTGAAAATCTGTGATCGTTGTAACTATTGATCAGCCTTTCCTGGTACGGGAATGGTTCAAAACGCATTGAGCCCTTAACTGGATGTTGTATCTTCATGAATTCCTTCATAAAGTAAAGTGGGCCGCTCTTAGGGTCCATACACTTCTCAAGTTTTTGCACTTGCTCTTTGGTGTATTTGTGTTTCTTATTGGCCTTTTTAATTTGGTCGCTATCTAATGATACATACGCCATAGTGTAGTATTTAAGGCTTTATAGGTGCTAGGAAAAGACTTATTTTTTCTCTTTGTCTTTGATGGCTTTCTTCATTGGTTCTTCTTTGTTGCCATCTTTGTCCATATCTAAGAAGTCCGGTTTTGCTTTTTTGGCCTCTGTCTGATATGCTGTTTTAAAACTTTCGTACTGTGTTCTAAGACTGTTCGCCAGTTCTTCTTCAGTGATCTTGTCTTCTGCCGCCATTGGGTTATCTCCATCAGCAACTTTAGGATAAGTTTTCTTTTGTCTGTTAAGACCGCCTGAGTGTTTGTTTACCAAACTGTCTATGTCTTGAACTTTTTCTTCAGGTTCGTTAGCGAATGTTTCTTCCTGTTTTTCATCTTCGGGTTTAGTTACAATGTCTCTCATTCTAGCCATGTCCATGGATCCTGCCGCATCGTCTGTGTCCATTTCTGGTTCATCTGCACCGATCATTTTTGCATCTACTGGTTGCACACCTGCTAGTTTCAAGATCTGCATCATCATGCCTGCTTCTTCGGGACTGTCTGTTGATATCTTGATTGCTTCGTTCACAGTTTCTTTTTTAATTTCTTTTTTACTCTCGGTTGCTTCGTCATAACCATTATAGGCATGCCAAAAATCTGCCATTGCACTTCCGTATTTTTCAATGAATTCTTCTTTAGACATTTTTTCAGCATCGTCTTCCATCTGTCTCTTAACAGCACCCTCATCTACTTTTGGGTTTGTTCTTTCAACATTCTCTACTGCATCTTTCACCAATTCGGGTTTTTTCTCTGCGATTTCTTTTAACTTTGTTAACACATCTATCATTTCCATAACTTATTTCCTTTTTGGGTCTGGGTGCGGGTTAGTTGATTTTGATAAAGGACTTGGTGAGCCTGTTTCTTCGTTGCTCTGTACTTCTTGCGTTTTGTTGTCTTTGCCCACTTCCATATTGAGTGCATTGGCTTCTCTGTCTTTTAATAATTCTTTAAGAAGACCCATGTTTGCTTTTGTGCTGTGGTAGTCTTCTGCGTTTACTTTAGGAGCATCTTTGTACTCGATGTCGTGAAGTTTATTGGCATATTCAGATTTTTTAGCAACTTCCATGTCGTTCTGATATTCTTCTGTTGGCTCTCCTGGTTTCCTCACAACAATGTGTGTTGCTGGAATCCTCAAAATGTCTGAAAGATATTCTTGCATGACCCTAGGCGATTCTGGATAATTCGTTGTGACATCAAAAATAGTAACAGATTCGTTGCTTAATCTTGGAAAGTCCAATGGCAAAGTCATAATAGGTGTGCTTTTGCCTGCTGACATTTTAGCAAGATCAAATTTTTGTAGTGCTGTTTCTAAAGCATTTTTGTCGATGTCTTTAGGTTCACCAGCAATCTTTATTTTGTAGTCATATGACTTGGTTGATTCTGTTAGGTAGTCTTTGAACGTGCTCATATGCAATATTTAGTCTTTTTTGAGTAGTTTCTTCATCAATTCGTTACGATCAGATATCACAAATCCGTCGCTTTCTTCTATAGCGGGCCCATCTTTATTACCCTGATCTAACTTCTGCTTTTTGAGTTGTAATTCGATCATTTTCAGTTTCTTGTCGATCTTGCCGCTTTTAGCATCTATGGCGTTCCTAAGGAAGTTTCCAGCCACTTCAAAGATCCTGCCTGAGTATCTGGAGTCCACGTTCATGCCTAGATCCATTAGATTCTTGTAACTCTCTTCGGCTTCAATTGCCAGTTTGTCTAATTCTAGATCTGACAGTTCACCCAAGCCTTTTACCTGGGGCAACGCCGCCGCAACCTTGTCAAATTCCGCATAACTTTTTTGCAAGTTTTTCTGTGTTTGTGGATCAAGATTCTTTGTTGAAGGATTTACGTTGGTTTCTTTGATTTTTCTATCTTTTTCTTTCTTGTCTACCTCTTTGAATGCCTCTTTTACGTTTGGTAAATTAAGAATGTCCTCTAATTTTTTTGTCATATCATGTATTTACAGTATTTAAAAAACTGTTTGCAAATTTTCCCGTCCTTTTGTTGCACCATTCTATACAAACAGGGTGGGTGAAAGGGTGTCCGTTAAGGCTATCCGGTATCAGTTTTTGGAAAACGTCAGAACTTATAATTTGTTCAAAACTATTTTTGTGCAGA